TTCTTTGGTTACGTTGATGGTGTAGGTTCTCATGGTGTGTCGTTCGTTGGCGTTGCGATCCATCCCGCCAGCTTTGCCTTCGCCGCGCTGTAGTCGTCGGAAAGTTTGAGTAGGCCAGCAAGGACTAGCTCCGTGAACTCGTCCCGCTCAACGATGATGTGCAGCGGCACAAGCTCGGGGTGGTAAGCGAAGAAGTCCCAGCGCGAAAGACCGCTTGCAGCCATGCTCGCGTGAACCTGAAGCTTATGTTCATCCGGCAGCGTTCCGGCATCGAGCCACTTCAGCATCGTGCGGGCGACAGGGCATTTCAGTTCAAGTCCGTGGTAGAAGTCGTCATCGCCAATCGGGAAATCCAAGCTACCGACGATCAAACCATCCGGCGAAACCCCGAATCCGTCCGAATCGTGGGAAATGAATCCAACCTCGCGGACCTTGAATCCCGTGTGCCGCTCGTAGGCAGCACGGGCGAGCGGCTCAAGCTCCGTGCCGCGCTTCATTGCCCAGTTCGGGAAGTTCGGTTCGTCATCCTGCGACAATTCGCCAAGCTTGTTCCAGATGGCATTTTGCCATGCCTTGCGGCTTGTCTTGGTGCGGTCGCCGTCGAGTAGCCATTCCCCTAGCGCGGAGCCTGTGAAGTAGCTTTTACGCAGCGCCAGCCATTCCTCTTGGCCTTGCTTTACGTCCCAGATCTTCATGCTTCCTCCTCCTGCGCGAGTTCAGCTTCAAAGGACTCTTGCGCGGTCGGTTCGACCGGGGCTGCGATGGCAGCGGCGAAGCCTGGTCGCGGCGTGACGTTGCGGATCGGTTCCGCGTCGTGGATCTCCTCGGCGGTCTGCATACCCAACGTGATGTCGGGCGCGTAGATGCGAGCGAAGAACGCGGCGGAACGATAGCGCAACATCAGTTCCGGCATCGTCAGCCATTTGCTGCCCGACTTCGTGGACCAGCCTTCGGCCTTAGCCATTGCCATCGTAACCTCTGGTCCCTCGACGATCTCGCCGGTCTCTTTGTTGGTGGCGTAGGCTACGCATCCGCGTTTCTCGCCAGCGCCATCTAGGCGGAATTGAAGCGGCGTGAATCGACCCGAGGCATTCACCATGGCGATGAGGAACGAGGCGCGGAACGATGGTCGCCCGTGGATGATGTCGATGTTCTGGAGGACCATAAACGGGTCTGCTCCAAGTCGTTTTGCGATGTTCAGACCGATGGCACAGTTGGCCATGTTGTTCTGAAACTCCTTCGGGACGAGCGTGCTGCTTGAGAGCATTTTAGCCTGCCGCTGGGTGAGTTCAAACGCGGCGGATTCTTGCGTGGTTGTCAGTTCGGTTGTCATGGTCAGTCTTGTTTTGGTGTGAGGATGTAGCCTGCCTTGTCGGCCTGCTTGCGGAGCTTGGCGAGCGGGTCGTTCGCTGCGACCTTGCAACGAAGGTCGGCCAGGGCTTCGGTGACGGTCGCGCCTTTGCCGATCTGAGTGGCGTAATCGTCGCTCTGAGGCATCATCATCAGGCGGAATCCGTCAGCGCCAAACTGGGCATCAAGGATGAGCGCGGTCGGATATTCGGCGCGGAGTGCGTCGTTGGCTTGGACGAGTTCGTGGGTGGTGGTTGTCATGGTATTCGGAAAGTTGCCCGCCGTGCCGTGCTGTCCTCCCTAGGTCGGCAACGACGGGCGCTGGAAATTAGCGTGCGAGCTTGTAGCGGGTGACGATGGAGCCGGAAGCGGTGCGCTCCTTGGTGCGGGTGATGAAATGGGCCTGAATCCAGTTGTAGCCGTCAAGCTGCCCAGTCTCCTCCAACTCCGCAATCCGCTTGTGGACGCAGGTAATGCGCAGATGCTCGAAAGCCTCCATCGTGGTGATGCCCTTGCGGTGCTTGCGGAGATACGCCAACAGGCGCTGGCACTGTGTTTGTTTCTTGGTAGTCTTCATGGTTAGGTCAGTTGAAAGTTTCCGGGCTGTCGTGAGCAATCCCACCCTCGACGGGTAGAAAACGACTGGCAACATGCCGCCCGGTTTCCACTAGGAAAGTTTTAGATGTCCTGGGTTAGCGCCACAAAACCCGCGAGGATCGCAACCCCGACGCAAACGAGGTAGGTTGCAAAATCGCGGCATCCTGAACCAGCAAGCAGGACGATGCTGACGATGGACAGCACGACGGCAGCAGATGCGAAAAAACGGGCGGTGTCGGGCTTCATCGTTTCAGCAGTTCGGGATTTACGAGGATGCCGTCGCCGCTAGCCGGGGCGAAGTAGTCGATGCCGTGGCGCAGCATTCGGATGAGCGCCAGGTCTTCGCCGGTGCGGACGTTGACGCGGGCAAGCTGGCCATCGTAACGGCGAACCTTGCTGTCGTATTTCGCCGCTGACGGCGCGGAGGTGCGGACGATGACTAGCGGGTCGGTCTCGAGAGCTAGCGGGTTGGTAATGGTCAGGTTGTTCATGCGTTTGGAAAGTTTGCGCGGGCAGCTTCAATGGCTTTTAGCGCAATCGAACCCTCTCCGCTGTAATCGTGGGAGAGGATGTGGATTTCGCATAGAGCGTCCATCAGCGCGGCGCGGTCGAGTTCAAGGCGGCGGGCGAAATCGGAGCTAACCCACCCATCAGTCGCCACTCTTGGAGTTGGAAACCCGGTCATTTCAGCGGCATCAGTAATCGGCGTGTTCATCGGTGAAAGTTGGAGTTGAGAAGCAGGCGGAAGGCGACAAGCGCCACGATGCAAAGACCGGCCAAGACAAAGACGGCGGCTAGCAGGCTCATGGTGCGTCCTCCTTCGGTTTCACAAACTCCGGTCGCCACTTAGCAAGCTGGCCCGGTGGCGTGCTTTCGATGGCGAGCCGCAGCGACTCGCGGGCTTCGTCGGTGAGTTGCCCAATGGGCGGCTGGTCGTCGATGAATTCGTCTTGCATGGTCGTGGCGTGTTGTCAGCGTGTAGGATGCGCTGCCCCCGTGGTATTGCGTCGTTTGGTAGCCGCACAATCCCCTCGACCGGATCGACTGGCGAGAAAAAGCGTCAACTTTATTTGTGTCATACAGCGCGAAAAACTTGACGGGCGAGCGAGGCTTACGGCGCGTAAAGGCGGCGCGGCTGGCAAGTTTTTTCGTCAGGTTTATTTTCGCGGGATGCGCCTTTTTTGTTGAGCGCCCACCGGCAGAGGGGTAGCGGGTTCGGCGCATGACGAATACATACGACGACTTCATCACAGCCAAAACCAAGCGCGCTCAGTCGCACGGTTTCGAGCCGTTGGAAATCACCGCTCCACTATTCCCCTGGCAACGCCACGTTGTCGAATGGGCAGTGCGCCAAGGACGCGCCGCGCTCTTTGAAGATTGCGGGCTAGGCAAGACGGCGCAGCAGCTTGAGTGGGCGCATCAAATCAAACTCAAGACTTCCGGCATGGTATTGATCCTGACACCCCTATCGGTCGCCAAGCAGACGGAAGCGGAGGCTCGCAAGTTTGGCATTGCTGCTAAGGTCGTCGAGTCTGGCGACCAGTGCAACGGGACCGGCATCTATATCACGAACTACGACAAGCTCGACCATTTCGACGGCGTGGATTTTGCGGGCGTGGTTCTGGATGAAAGCTCGATTCTCAAGAACTTCACCGGCAAGACCCGCATCCGACTTACGTCGCGATTCTCCGACACCCCGTATCGGCTCTGCTGCACGGCAACGCCATCGCCAAACGATTACACGGAGTTCGGGCAGCACGCCGACTTCCTCGGCATCTGCTCGCCCGCTCAGATGCTCGCCACGTTTTTTCTAAACGACACATTCAACACTGGCGACTGGAGGCTGAAGCGCCACGCTGAAAAGTCGTTTTGGGAATGGCTCTCATCGTGGGCCGCGTGCATCTCCAAGCCGTCAGACATTGGATTTACGGATGATGGCTACGATCTGCCGCCGCTGAATCTCCAATCCTTCGCGGTCCAGGTTGACGAGGTGGAGGGGCGCAAAGAAGGCGAGCTACTGCGCCACTCAACGCTCTCGGCAACCACGATGCACAAAGAGCTTTCGATGACGGTTGCGGATCGGGTCGCTAAAGTGGCGGAACTCGTCAACGGGTCGAATGAGTCGTGGATTGTCTGGTGCAACACCAACGAGGAAAGCAAGCTCCTTGGCGCTGCCATTCCCGATGCCGTCGAAGTCAAGGGAAGCGACACCGCGAAGTTCAAAGAGAAGTCGGCGGAAGGATTCGTGGATGGGTCAATCCGCGTCCTAATTAGCAAGAGTGGGATCTTCGGATACGGGATGAACTGGCAACATTGTTCCAACGTCGCTTTCGTCGGACTGTCCTACTCTTTCGAAGACTTCTATCAGGCTTTGCGCCGGTCATACCGATTCGGCCAAACGCGGCAGGTAAACGCCTACATCGTCCAAGCAACCACGGAGGGCGCAATCCTCCAAACCATCAATAAGAAGATCCGCCAGCACGAAGAAATGCAGCAGAAAATGAAGATCGCGGCGGAATGCTTCCGTGGCTTCCAAGTTAAAGAACTGACCATGAAAACCGACATCAACACCGAATCCACAAACGAATGGACAATGCACCACGGCGATTGCGTCCGGGTCGCCAAAACGATCCCCGACCAGTCAATCGACTTGTCCGTTTTCTCCCCGCCATTCGCGGATTTGTTCACCTACTCTGACGACTTGCAGGACATGGGAAACTGCAATGACATGGACGAGTTTACCCAGCATTTCGAGCTTCTGATTGACGAGCTTGCGCGGATCATGGTTCCGGGTCGCGAGGTCGCGGTGCATTGCGTTGACTTGCTGGCGACGAAGTGGAAGCACGGCGCGATTCAGTTCCAAGACTTCAGCGGCGAGATCATCCGGTCATTCTGGAAACGCGGATTCCGGTTTCACTCGCGGATTTGCATCTGGAAGAATCCAGTGACCGAGATGCAGCGGACCAAGGCGCACGGGTTGCTTCACAAGACGCTTTGTAATGACAGCGCCGACTCGCGGGTCGGATCGGCGGATTACCTGCTGATCTTCCGTGCGCCGGGAGAGAATCCAAAGCCTATATCTAAGGATCGCGGCGAGTTTCCGGTTTCATGGTGGCAAGAGGTGGCTTCGCCAGTCTGGATGACGATTGACCAAGGCCGAGTTTTGAACCGTGACGGCGCAAGGACGGAACAAGACGAGAAGCATATTTGCCCACTCCAGCTCGATGTCATCGAACGCGCTGTGATGCTTTGGAGCAACCCCGGCGATCTGGTTTATTCGCCGTTCGCTGGCATCGGAAGCGAGGGAGTCGGCGCGTTGACTCTGAATCGGCGTTTCATCGGCAGCGAGCTGAAGGAGTCGTATTTCAAGCAGGCTTGCGGCAACCTTCGGAACGCGAAAGCACAGCTTCAACTTTTCTGATTTCCTCATGCCGACCTGAGCAGGTCGCGAAACTGCTCGCTTTTACCCATCAAACAAAATGAACCGCACTGAACAAATCAAACACTGGCAAGGCGTGATTGAAACGCTGACGGCCTCATATAACCGCCTAGACGATGCCTGTAACGCCGCGATCAAGGCGGGGTGCATGGACACCGAGGGAAGGCTCCACGAGGCTATCTGGGGCGCTTTCGAGGACGCCGTGACAATCATCGACCCGGACGGCTGGCTTGACTGGTGGCTGTGGGACAACGGGCGCGGCGGGCGCGGAATGCTGGCCAGCGTGAACGGCAAGGAGTCGAAGCCCGTCAAGACCGCCGCTCAAATGGCGCGGCTAATCGTCGATTGGAAGCACGAGCCATGACCCTTGAGCAAACCGCCCTAGTCGTCCGCGAGGCGATCCGGCAAGCCGCCAGCGAGTGGGAGGTGAAGCCGTCGCAAGCCCTCTCGCCTGCCCTGAACAGCCCTTCCGCCATCGCCGCCCGCAACATCGCCATTCGCCTTGCCTTCGACCAGGGAGTCGAGCCTAGGCAGCTAGCCGAGGCATTCCGGCGTGACCGTCGCGTTATTCGGATGGCGCTTTCAAGAACGAAACCAGATTGACACCATGACACCAACCCCGCGCACCGACGCCGCAATCGCCGCCTCCAACGGCCAGTGGAGCTTCGTCCTCCGCGATTTGGCCGAGTCGATGGAACGCGAGCTTGCGGTGTGGAAACACGAAGTCAAAATCATCCGCGAAGAACTCGACGCCGAGCGCGAAAAGGCCATCAGCATTTTCATCGAACTGCACGAACTCAAACACAAATACCATGACACCTGACATCAAATTCACCCTTCACGTTTCATCCTGCAACCCCGCGCAGGTCTGGCCATTTTTCGGCGGAAAGGATTCAGAATTGGAACAGCGCATCGAAGAGAGCTACTGGTCCGACGAAGACGAGTCCTGCGTGTCGTTCAAGGTTTCTGACATGGACGATCTGCGGATGCTGATGGAGTTCTACCGAGAAAAGACCGTGACCATGCGCTTCATCGCCAACATCGAAACCAACGAGTGGTCCGCTCACGCTGGGATCAGTCCGAAGTTCCAGGGGGCCATCACGGGGCATCATCGCGCCAAAGAAGGCGCCGAGCTGTCTCCCGCGACCGCCGCGAAGAAGCTGGATGCCATCGCTCATGCGCTCGCTCGATGGGCGGAAAAGAATCCCGCTTGACGACTACTGCCTGCTGGGGTAGTTCTTGCGCGTCCGGCTGGCGCTTAGGGCAAAGTTTCTCACCTCGCAGGGCAACCTGCCGAAAGCCTCGTTCCGAACGCCAGCCCGGAACGGGGCTTTTTCCTTCACCGTAAAAGCCTTGCCATACCAACCGCCCGGACCTGCAAGATGGTCGTCACGGCTCGGCTAGGTGAGAAGTTCAAAGGTTCCGCCCCTGACCGCAATGAAGGGCGGGTAATTTCGCAACGTTCCAGTCGCCAAAGCGTGCCATCCCTCACGTTAGGCTGGTCCCCGGCAATCACCGGTATGTTCGGCGTGGGTCGGCTCCATCACAGGAAGTCAACAAGCGCGGCATGGTTTGGCGTTTGCCGAACTATGCCCGGACGAAGGCGCTCACCATCTAGGAATTTCACTCGTTTCCAACCAACAACCAACCAACCAATGAACATCGAAGAACTGATTGAAGCCGTGCGCCAGTGGGGCGAAGCAAAAGGAATCACCGGCCCTAACGGCAAGGGGACGCTGCTAGGGCAGTTGAGCAAGACCGCTGAGGAACTGACCGAGACGCGGGATGCGGCTGTGCTTTACTCGCAAGCTCAATTCATCTCCGTCAGAAACGGCAAGCGATACGAGACTCGGGAAGAGCTTATCGATGGCCTGGGCGATGTGTTCGTGACGATCATCCTCGCCGCTGAAATGGCGGGCTTGCGGATCGAGGACTGCCTGCAAGCGGCCTATGACGAGATCAAGGGGCGCACCGGCAAGATGGAGGGCGGAATCTTCGTGAAGGACAAACCATGAAATACCGCATCGAATCCTATTACCTTGGTCAGTGGTGCAAGATCGCGGACTATGTGACGCGACAATTTGCTCAAGGCGTCCTTTGGGCGACTCAGAACGATGCGCCGAGGCTGGCTTACAGAGTCGTCCGAATCGAAGACGGCAAGGTCATTGACGAGCGCCCTGCGAATGACGAGGTGAGCGTAGGCATGATTGCCGGATTCCCGACCGCCGAGCAATACGAGCGGGCTGCGGAGAGGGCGCTTGCGAAAGCCAAGGCTATTCGTGAAAGGCAATCCGCACCCAGCTAAAACGTTGCTAG